AAAATAGTGCAACTTCTGCAACGCAACGCATCACGGTGCAGTGCGTTGCGCGGTGCAAACTGCAACGTGCACCGTGCACCGGCACTTAACCTTCTTTTCCAAGTTGCCGGTGTCGCGGTGCATGGTGCTAGTAAAGTGTTGTATAAATCCGTGTTGCAGTGTATTTGGTGGTGGAAGGAGATTTCTATGTGGAGCAATGCTGACGAGGTGAATGCGTTCATCGAGGATCACAAGGGCGGCCGGTGGGGTGTCGGGGATCGGTGCGTGTTGCCGGACATCGAGCAGCCGTACACGGTGGTGGCCGTGCGGCCCTTCAGCCATCGCGGTAAGTTCAGGCTGTTCGTGGATCTGGAGGCGCCCTGCGCGGTCGTCGAGTGTCAGGAGTATCTGGTGACGACCAAGGAGGTGCACCAGTGGATGTCGTCGCCACACCTGACGCGGTGCTGCGTCGCGCACAAGTATGGGTTCAGCACGGGTATGGTGGGCGCGTGGAAGACCGCAGAGCAGCGCGCCGGTGAGCGGGAGAGGCTGGAGCTGAGGGAGCGGCAGGAGGCGCTCCCGCACGTCGGTTTGAACGAGCGGGCGGTGCTCGAGGCGCTGGAGGCGGTCAGCTTGGTGGGCGACCAGATCGGAGTGGAGCACGTCGTCTCGCACGCGGTTGCCCTGCTGCCTCCGGCTGGGCGAGGCGGGCGAGACACGCGGAGGCAGCGCGTAGTCAGGGCGATCGGATCTCTCGCTGAAGCGGGGCGCATCACGTTGCGTGGCGGTGCAGTGTTGCTGTGAGGGTTGCGGTGCGCGGTGATCGGGCGTATCTAGGGGGTCTGGTAGTCCTGCCACTTAGCGGAGCACGCAGAGTATGCCCACGCCGACAAAGCGCACCCCAAAACTCGAAGCGGAAGTCCTTGAGCGCCTCGCTCTGGGTGAGACGCTGGCTGCGCTGGGTCGTGAGTTGGGGTTTCACCCGGTCAACTGGGGCAAGTGGGTAGCGGCGGACGAAGCGCTGGCAGTCGCGTACGCGACCGCGCGCGAGGTTGGCGGTGACGCCATCGCGGATCATGCCCTCGCCCTGATCGATGCAGAGCCGGCGCGCGTCGACGGGAAGATCGACCCGGGCCACGTGCAGTGGAAGCGTGCGCAGGTCGAGACGCGGCTGAAGCTGCTGGCCTGCTGGAACCCTAAGAAATACAGCCCCAAGCAGACTGTCGACGTCGGCAACAAGGAGGGCGAGACGCTCAAGATCGACAGCAACGTCGACAACGTCGCGCTCACCCTCGCGTTGTCTGAGGCGTTGCGTGCGAGGGACGGCAAGTGATTTGGCGGCCGTGGCGACGCATCGCCGAGCTCGAGCAGCGCAACGCGCAACTTGAGGCAGACGCTGCAGACGCTGCGCGCACCGTAGCGAGCGTGAGCCATCGCTGCGACCTGCTTGCCGATCGGTACGATAAGATCCGCGAGATGAACGCACAGCTCCGCGACGCGCTCGACTTGTATCGGACCCCGTGACCAACACGGCCTCCCTGTTGGCGCAGCTCAGCCCTGAGCAGCGTGTCCACCTCGACTGGCAACGCCGGTGGCGTGAGACCGCGCGGCCGAACCAGATCGTCCAGAAGAGCGACTGGGCCGAGTGCGGCTACCTCGCCGGCCGAGGCTTCGGCAAGACGCGCGTCGGCGCCGAGTGGATCACGCGCGCCGCGTTCGAGGATCCGTCGGGCTTCGACAGCTGCGTCATAGCGCCCACCTACGGGGACATTGCCATCACGTGCATGGAGGGTGAGAGCGGCATCCTGAGCGTCCTGCCGCCAGAGCTCCTCATCGAGCACAACAAGTCGGGCATGTTCATCAAGCTCAAGAACGTCGCCGGCGGCGTCAGCACCATACGTGGCTTCACTGGGGAGCGGCCCGAGCGGCTCCGGGGGCCGCAGCACTGCCGTGGGTGGTTCGACGAGCTGGCCGCATGGCAGTATGATCAGGAGACGTGGGATATGGCCATGCTCGGGATGCGACTGGGTGCCAAGCCGCAGGTGCTGTGGACGACGACGCCCAAGCCGAAAGACCTGATCCGCAAGCTCAGCGCACCGCAAGAGGGGCGCATCATCGTGCGCGGCAGCACGTTCGACAACAAGGCGAACCTGCCCGACAGCTTCTTCAAGCAGATCGAACAGTACGAGGGCACGACGATCGGCCGACAGGAGCTGTACGGCGAGCTCATCGACCCCGAGGACACCGGCATCATCAAGCGGTCGGACTTCCGGCTCTGGCCCGCCAAGAAGCCGCTGCCCGCCCTCGACTACATCATCCTGTCGCTCGACACCGCATTCACCGAGGCGACCTACGACAAGAAGAAGGGCGACGCGGACAGCACGGCGTGCGTCGTGATCGGCAGCTTCCACGACAAGGATGGCCTGAGCCAGCTCCTCCTGCTCGACTGCTGGTCCGAGCAGGTGGGCATGCCCGACCTGATCAGGCGCGTGAAGAAGGAGCTGAACGTCAGCTACGGCGACGATCAGGACGTGGCGCTGATCAAGCCGATGTTCGGCGGCGCCAAGCCGCTCACGTCGGGCCGCAAGCCGGACCTGTGCCTGATCGAGGACAAGGGCAGCGGCATCAGCCTGCGCCAGATGCTCGAGCGCGAGGGCATCGAGGCCTACGCCTACAACCCCGGCCGCGCGGATAAACTCGCCCGCCTGCACATGGTCAGCCACATCTTCGCACGCAAGCGCGTCTGGCTGCCCGAGAGCGACAAGTTCCCCGGCCGGCCGCGCACGTGGGTCGACCCGATGCTGGCCCAGCTCTGCGCGTTCACCGGCCCCAACAGCATCAAGCACGACGACTACGTCGACGCCATGACGCAGTGCGTGCGGCTGTGCATCGACAAGAGACTGGTGTCGGTGGTAAAAGAAACCAAGAAGGTGGCTGTCGACAGGCCGCCACCGAAGATCCTCCAGAACCCATACGCCGCTTGAAGGACTGAGCCATGGATGAAGACGAACAGCCCGAAGGCGAGATGGTCGAGATCGATGAGGAGGTATCCGACGTCGAGGACACCGAGGACGGTGGCGCCATCGTGCGCCTCGGCGACGAAGAGGCGCCGGGCGACAGCGAGTTCTACTCGAACCTCGCGGAGGAGATGCCGGACAGCGAACTCAGCACGCTGTCGACGCGCTTCCTCGACCTGATCAGCAAGGACAAGGAGGCGCGCAAGAAGCGCGACGAGCAGTACGAGGAGGGCATCCGCCGCACTGGCCTCGGTGACGACGCACCCGGCGGCGCCCAGTTCCAAGGCGCGTCGAAGGTCGTGCACCCGATGATGACGGAGGCATGCATTGACTTCGCGTCGCGCGCCATCCGCGAGCTGCTCCCGCCCCAAGGTCCGGTGAAGGACCTGATCGAGGGCGAGATCACCATGAAGAAGCTGCAGAAGGCCAAGCGCAAGACGCGCATGATGAACTGGCAGCTCACGGTGCAGAGCAAGACGTTCCGCGCCGAGCTGGAGCAGCTGCTGACGCAGGTGCCACTGGGCGGTGCGCAGTACCTCAAGATCACGTGGGACGAGGCGCGCAACCGGCCGGACTTCCTGTTCGTCGCGATCGACGACATGTACCTGCCATTCGCCGCGACGAACTTCAACAGCGCGCAGCGCAAGACGCACGTGCAGTACCTGACGCAGCTCGACTACGAGCAGCGTGTAAAGTCTGGCATGTACCGCGACGTCGAGCTGACGCCGCCGAGCATGGAGCCGGAGCGTTCGATCGTCGACGTCGCCAACGACAAGATCGAGGGCCGCAGCGACACCAGCTACAACGAGGACGGCCTGCGCACCGTGTTCGAGATCCACGCCGTGGCCGACGTCGAGGGCGACGGCAGTGCGCCGTACATTCTGACCGTCGACAAGTCGAGCGGCAAGGTGCTGAGCATCTACCGCAACTGGGACGAGGAGGACGAGAGCCGCGAGCCGCTGGCGTGGTTCGTCGAGTGGCCCTTCATCCCGTGGCGCGGGGCGTACCCGATCGGCCTGCCGCACATGATCGGCGGCCTCAGTGCCGCCGCGACGGGCGCCCTGCGCGCCCTCATGGACAGCGCGCACATCCAGAACGTGCCGACGATGCTCAAGCTGAAGGGCGGCACGCGCGGCGGCCAGTCGCTGAACATCCAGCCGACGCAGGTCGAGGAGATCGAGGGCGGCATCAACATCGATGACGTGCGCAAGATCGCCATGCCGATCCCGTTCAACCCGCCGTCGCCGACGCTGTTCCAGTTGCTCGGCTTCGTCGTCGACGCAGGCAAGGGCGTCGTCCGCACGTCGATGGACAACCTCGCCGACCAGAACCCGAACGCGCCGGTCGGCACGACGCTGGCCCTGATCCAAGAGGGCATGACGGTGTTCTCGGCCATCCACGGCCGGCTGCACAACGCCATGGCGCAGACGCTCGACATCCTGCACCGCCTGAACGGCATGCACCTCGACGACGACGACACTGAACGCGAGGTCGGCGAGGAGCTGGCGACGCGGGCCGACTTCCAAGGCCCCAAGGACGTGGTGCCGGTCAGCGACCCGACCATCTTCAGTGAGGCGCAACGCTTCGCTCAGGTGCAGGCCGTGTCGACCCGCGCCGCCGCCGTGCCGCAGCTGTACAACGCGCGCAAGGTCGAGGAGCGGCTGCTCGAGACGCTCCGCGTGCCGAACTACAAGGAGCTGCTCGTACCGCCGCTGGAGCCGAAGCAGCAGAACGCCGTCAACGAGAACGTCACGGCCACCATGGGCAAGCCCGTCGTGGCCTTCCCGGAGCAGGACCACATCGCGCACCTCAAGACGCACCTCGCGTACATGACCAGCCCGGCGCTGGGTGGCAGCCAGCTCATCGCGCCGCAGTACCTGCCGGTGATCCTGCAGCACCTCAAGGAGCACGTCGCCCTGTGGTACGCCTCGACCGTGCTGGATCTGGCCGAGGAGACGAGCGGCGTCGACATCAGCGAGGAGATGAAGCTGCTGAAGGACCACGAGGCCCGGCGCGCCTTTGATCGCATGCTGGCCGAGGCGTCGCAGAGCGTCGTGGGCGACGCGGCCAACATCTTCGCCTCGCTGCCGCCGATCATCGCGCAGGCGATGGAGATGATGCAGCAGTTCGCACCGCAGCCGCCGCAGGATCCGCGCACAGCCATCGAGGGGCAGAAGCTGCAGGCGCAGACGCAGCGTGATCAGGCGCAGATGCAGATGCAGACGCAGCGTGATCAGGCGCAGATGCAGGCAGACGCGCAGAAGACGCAGGCGCAGATGCAGCTCGAGGGGCAGCGCATGCAGCTCGATGGGCAGAAGGCGCAGGCGCAGATGCAGCTCGAGGGGCAGAAGATGCAGGCGCAGGCCGCGAAGGATCAGGTCGAGCAGCAGCTGCAGGCGCAGAAGCTGCAGATCGAACAGCAGCTGGAGCAGTTGCGTCAGGGCCGCGAGGACGCCCGCAAGGCGGCCGAGCTGAACGCGCGCATGACCATGAACCAGCAAGATAACCAGACGGCCATGCAACTCGCGCAGGCCGAGATCATGTCTGGTGAACGTATCGCGGTCAGCACAGGGACCGGGATCAACCCCAACCCGTAAGGAGAAGCAAGTGGCAAAAAACAACGCGACAGGCCCGACACCGGGCGGCACCGTGAGCGGCGACGCCGTCTCGCAGCACAAGAAGATGGCGATGGGCACCATGCCTAAAGTGTCGACGTCACCCAAGACGCCTGCATGAGGATCGAGATGCTGCTCCAGCGGCTGGTGGAAGAGCAGGCCATGCTTGCTAGAGAGACGCTGGAGCAACCCTCGGGCCGAGAGGCATACGACT